GGGTTGGTTGCACGCCACTTAATAATCGCACCCGCACGGCCACTAATGCCACTAACGCTATCGTCATCTGGAACTAGCCACTGGTTGTTTGCGTGTTGCTCGGCAGATATAATCATAGAACGGTAGATAACGTTGGTTCTTCGTGCCGTACCCAATACCATACTCATAGGAGATCGGCCATATACCTCGTCATTACCTACCGTAAATCTTGATACTTTGTATGGGTTGTAGTCAAATCCACTTTCTTTTACAATCTGCCCAGATTCACGGCTAACGTGATACGATGCAAACTTTTTATCAATAGACTTTTTACCCTTAACATTGTAGTTAACACGAGGTGTAACCATATTAACGAATGTATATTTTTTATCTGCGTTAGACTCTACATCGTTTAAAACGTGAGAAAGGTTTGCTGATTCTAATGCTTCCGCACCAAACTTCTGCAAGGCTTGACGGGGTGTTAGTTTGTATTCACGAGCAACTGTATCTACAAAGCCAAGATGGTTTTCCTCGATACGAATGTTATTTACAATAAAGTTTCTAAATCTAATAATATGTTTATCATCTTCCTCTAATGTTAAACAGTTAGTACCAAATGCACCTAAACATAAAAGAGATTGAAACTCTTCCTGTGCAAAATTAGAACCCAAAAGAACTTGATGTATACTACGGCTAACTTGTTCAAAATAATTTGCAACATTTTCATTCTGCATCATCATTGGATTTGGATGCCGATACCTAGCCCACACAGTATTTGGCGGAAATAGATGAGAAAATAATCCTGCGGCAAAGTTATAGTTAGCCTCGATACACGTATCAATCATACGCTGTGGTGGTTTCTCTTGTCCACCTACACGGATTTGATTTATATTGTCGTTAGATGGAAAAGCCCAGTCTGCACATTCCTGCCAAAGTGTCTCCCAATTACCAATCACATTAGAGTTCATGGTGTCGTATCGCTTGATAATATCTCTACCTGTCATTATTCACCCGCAGGGTTAAGTCCTATGTTAAAAGAAGAATCCATAAGTGTTTTCTTTTTCTTTTTCTTTTTAAGTGGGGATGTTAATATTGTAGATGATACACCCATTTTTCTTTCCGCTACATCTTGCAAGTAGTCAGCTTGTGAAGCAACATCTATTTCTTCAGCAGGTGCAGGCGGTTGTAATACTTCAGGTTTTTTATATTTAGTTATTTTTTTTCTTTTTTTTCGCACCTATGGCTCCCATAAACTTTTGAAAATTAAAAAGACGTATGTTGTCATCACAACGCTCATACGCCAAATATTTTAATGGTTTTACTAAATTAAATCCTTCTATAATATTACCTGCGTATATATATACATACCAAGTATCTGCTTTGTCAAGTTTATTATAAGTATTTTTTTTTATATATTCTGAATAAGTTTTGTACGCACAAATAAAAAATTCATTATCGCTATGAACTATACCGTGTTTTGAACAAAAATCTATTATTTGAAAAAATTCTTCCTCATCATCATAACAAGCCTTTGCTATAGAATATGGATTAGAATATGAGGTAGTCATCTCTAATAAACTCTGGCGTTCTGTTTCTTTTTACTCCCAAGTATTCGTAAACCATTTTATTATGCATAGCCATAAACATCATTCTGATTGCATCAGCACCGTGCGAATGTTCGTTATGTAAGATTTTACCCGTTGTCGGATTCCATTGATAGTTGGTGAGGTGATCCAATAAGACTTCAAGCGACATATTAATTTTGCAACTAGGAAGATGCCGTCTGACAATTTCGATGTCATCTCTGACCGAATTGGTTTTTGGGATAGGTCTAGCTTCAAAGCCATATTGCGTGCGACAAAAGTCCAGTATATTAGTACCCGTATTACCCATACGTTTCTTTGAGTCATGGGGCATAAAATGTCCTGCGTACTTGTATCCTTTTTCTTCGATGATGTCGAGGTAGTGCTTGATGTCGTGTCCTGTGTTTTCATAGTAATCTATTATCTCCACCTGTTCTGCGTTAATGTGAGCAAACACAATAGCCGTAGGGTCATCCATTCCTAAATCCCAAAAGGTATATACAGGCCTATTCGTTTTGCTTATATCACATATGTTTCCTGAGTCGTATAATTTTGTCATCTCATAGCCATACACCGAGTTAGCCACATCAGCTACAGCTTCGTTTAAATACTCCTGTCTAGCCAGTGAGTACGAAATCATCTTAGAGTCTACACGATCTTGTATGTTCAAGTACGTCAGCCCTGTCAATGGGTCTATCTCACCCAAAAGCTCTGGGTTTAGATTCATCTCATCCCCCACCCAACAATATCTCTTGGTTACATCTGGTGTCAACCACTCGCAAAACCAGTCGGGGTTGTCTTTGTTAGCCTGATACATCTGGTGCAACTGATTCTTTTTGCCACGCATCGTGCCGTTCATAATAATAAAAGAGTCTCCCTCATCCAAAATCGGAGCCAAAAATCCTGTTACCTCCTCTTTGTGCAACGAGAACTCACTCAAAGCGTAGCCATAACCACCCTGCCCTACAAAGTCTAGATTATCCGTTCCACTCATATTGACTGTACTCCCATTAATCAACGTAAGTTTAAGGTCTGTGTTGTTTTTGTTAACCACAATCTCTGGCGGGAATATTAAATCAATAAGGTGGCCACTCTTTTTACCTATAGTTACAATATTATTCCATATCGCACGTTCAGCCCACTTGCGAGTTGGGAAAAGATAGTAATAACTACCCACCCTCTCCATTGCTTTCTTTGAAAGAATACTAGCAGTCGTAACATCTTTACCGTGCCTACGTGGGTGGCTTATCAGTATATTCCTAGCACCGTTATCTAGAGCCTCCCAAGCACCCATCTGATAACCTCTAGGCTTTAGTTGGGGTAATCTTACCCTTCTAGTTCCCATACCGCCTCAGCAAAGTTTACAGACTCAATAACAATATCTGCCGTATCTTCCGTTAGCCCCGCCAGTTTAGCCAACTTATCAGAAGCCTGTGCGTTGCCTTTAGCACTCTGGTCAAATAAATGCTCCATTACCGTATCCCTAAGCCCATCCTTGTCGGTTAAGTCTATATTCGTATTCTTAACCTTTTCAGACTTCCTACGAAACTCAGCCAACTCCTGAGCATACGCCCACAACTTTTTGTTATCATCGCTCTGCAAATCAGCGTATATACTCTGTGCGTTCATTTACCCTTTGCACTCCAATCAATCTCGTCATAGTTGGCTTTATACGCCTCTTTATTAAACTTCATACAGTTGTAGTTATCCCCCGCCCTAGTCTTAGACTTCTTCCAATCCTTTTCATCCTGAGCCTTCTGAGTAAACTTATACGGTAGGTTCGCCATCTTCCATCTCCTTCAAAAAACAATCCATACATATCCTTTTAATAATAAATCCAGACTCATCCAGTATTTCAAATATAGGATTCTCTTCCAAATCTACTATCCCACAAACATCACAAGTCATCTGGTGTATCTACCTCCATCACTTTTTCAAAGTCTATCCCACAATACGGACAGTATTTAGGGTCATTAATCCCCATAGGCATCTCGTGTACAAAAAAATAATTCTCACAATTATAACACTCAAAGTAAGATAACTCATCTATTAACATATTACATAGCTACAACATACCCTGCCCCACCGTCAAGAAATTTTTCAAATTTTTGCAGAGTTTTGTTGGGGTCTAAACTACACTGACGACACGCTCCTCCTCCCCGACCCGACCCCCCTCGACACCCCCTGCCCCAAGTCCGACCAGACCCGACCCGACCTGCCTAGACCTTCCGGCCCGAACCATCTCATCCGTGAAACCCATCTAAAGCTGGCACATCTCTAGCACGTGCGTGCGTGCGTAGGGCGAGATATTCTCAGCGGCCGGAGTCTAATCAATCGATGTTCTCTCTCTATATGGGGATGTGTATATGTCTCTCATTTTATGGGGTGAAAAAAAGTTAAGATTTTTCTGGGTGATGGGTTCCGAGTATGCATAATTAAATCATCGGGCGTAGCTAACGACCCACACAAACAAAGGAGTAAAAAATGAAAAAGAGCATAACAAAAACAGAAAACGGAACAATCAAGCGAAACCTACGCAAATGGTATCGCTACGCTACGCAAGATCAAAAGCTTAACGGTTTGCGATGGTATGAGGATGCGCAGGATCATTCAAAGCTAATTGCTGATACGTTTGATATTGATCGGTATGTTGCCGCGCAAGTGATTTCAGCTTTATCACCGAACAACAAATGGAACAGAAACAAGATTGACGCGTTTAATGTTGTTCGTTGTTGGAAGGATGGCAATGTTCCCGAATCGGTCAAGGTATGCACCTATCCGGCAAACAAAGCAAAGGCTTTTGATATACTCAACGGCAAAGTATCAATCGAAAAGACTGCTCCAAAAACTCATTCATTCGGTATGAATATCGGATATTTGTCGCCCGACCACGTTACAATCGATAAATGGCATATTCGAGCCTGTTTGTGTTCCCCAATGAATCAATCAAAGGTAGTCGATACAATAACAGATAAACACTACAAACGGGTTGAAAAATTGACCGTCGAACTTGCCAGAGAATACAACGTCAAAGGCTATGAATTTCAAGCAATCGTATGGATTGCGGCAAGAGAAGGTTGGACATATGAAGATTAAGAAAGGAAAAGAAAATGAGTAAATATGTCATATTAGTAAATCAAATGGATGATCAAGGAAAGATCAGCAAATTACATACAGGCACATACGATTACGAAAGAGCATTGGAAATCTACAATATCAAAAAGCAGGATGGCTGGCAGGTTTTTATGGAGCTAGAGGTAAAGTATAAAATAAATCGAATGCACGAAATGGCAGAGCAATTACAGCAATGGAAATTTGTATAAATCGAAACGGGGTTCGCCCCGTCTGTCTAGCGTGGTGGCTAGGCACTGATGAGATAGCCAATTTAAATTAAACAGGAGAATAAAATGATACAGAAAAAATCACCGCTTGAAGCGGTACAAGGTATGCTCGTGTGGGTATACGATTGTAGTCTAGGCAATTCGAGTAATGGCGGTCTATCGTCATATTGTCAGAGACTAGAGATCGGCAAGGACATTGAGCTTGTGAAAGGCAATCTCGGCTCATGCATCGCCAGACCGATTGAGAAGCCACCAGAAGGTCATATCGGATGGATGAGTGGTGGGTGCTACATATCCACTCACGACAGTCGGTTCAGTGAAGCAGTTGAGCATATACTCGGTCATCGATTCTATGGTGCGATACCATTGCATGACCGCAGTGAGACTCAAGAGATGTACGATAGTATGTGGAATTAAGGAGATAGCTATGGATAAAAAAGAAAAGTTGGGCTACACATTCGCAGTAATTAACTTGGTAGAGACCTGTATGGGCATGATCGCCAAGTATCCAGATCGTAGCATCGAGGTCATCGAACACATGACCAAGAGGCTCGACCAACTGGAGGGCGAGTACATACTCGTTGAGTATAAATGAATTGGGCGGGATTATTATTCGTAATTGCTATGGTTGAAAGCGGGGGTAACCCTAACGTAAAGGATGGAGACGATGGCTTGGCCTTCGGGATGTATCAAATCCACTCGGGCTATGTCGAAGATGTCAACAGGGTTTACGGCACAACCTACACCCACGAGGACGCAAGAGACAGAGAGACGGCCGAGTTAATCGTTGTTCGTTACCTTCGGTACTGGGCTAACCGCTACGAAATCAACACAGGCAACAGGCCAACCGCTGAGGATTACTTTCGATTGCACAATGGAGGATGCCATTTTTGGAAGAAGAAACATAAGACAGATGGCTATGTAAAAAAGTGTTTTAAAATTATCGACAAGTACAATGTCGAGCTGTAAATTTATATATAACAAAAGGATAAATAATGATTGAGCCACCTATCGACCCACCAGAATCTTACTGGGGTTATGAAGAAGAAGAAGATTACTCACTTGAATTATCAAAAATACAAACAGAAAAGGAAATGGAATGAACATAGAAAA